TGGATTCAAACTTCATACAATACTTATGGCGGAACACATAAACTAGGTGGCACACCTTTAAGATATAACTATGCCGGTATTGGTTTTAATTATGACAAAACAGCAGATGCGTTTTATGCACCTCAACCATATCCTAGTTGGACACTTAATGCGAGCACATATCTTTGGGAAGCTCCAGTAGCATATCCAGACGCTGATAGCGCAGAATTTTATTTATGGAATGAAGAAAATACAAACTGGGATTTAGTGGAATAATAAAGGATATATAATATTATGCTAGCGTTATTAGGATCATTATTAGGATTTGCTGGTTCAGCAGTTCCTGCAATTACAGATCACTTTGCATCTAAAGAAGATCGTAAACACGAATTAGATAAAATGAGAATGCATGCCGAACTTAAGAAAGAAGGGTATGATTTTGATTTAAAAATTCATGATGCGATGGGAGCAGACACCGAACATCAAAGGCTAATCGATCATGATATTTCAATTAACAAAGGAACTGGGTTTATCAGTGGTCTACAAAAGTCAGTTAGACCTGTTATCACTTACGCATTCTTTGGACTATTTGCTACAATTGAAATTACCCTTCTGATAGACGCTATAGATAAAGGTACAGAGTTTAGTGAAGCAATTCAGTTACTTTGGGATGACGACACAAAAGCAATCTTCGCAGCAATTATATCATTCTGGTTTGGATCTAGAGCGATTGATAAAGCAAGACGTAAATAAATTTTAATATATAACGAGGATTATAATGCTCACCACTCGCGGAAAACAAGTTAAAGAAATTGTGCTTAACAATTTGTCAGCATACTCTCATCAAAAAATTCAGCAAGCTGAAAGAAAGATGGCAGCTCTATTTAATGAACACCCTGTAGAAACAAAGGGTAAAGGAATGAACATTGGTTCATCTGCAGAAATCGTTGCAAGATACGACGAATGCATTGAAGAAGTTCTTAAATGGAAAAAATATAGAGACACAATCGAAGAACTCAAATAAAAAAAATATTTTATTTCAAATGGCGGCATTTAATGGTTTACAAATACCGCGTTTTGATATATAATAGTACATAATCAAATTTTATATTTTACGTGAGGTATTCGGATGACTTCAACATTTGTTGACACAAGGAAGTTTTTGTCTGAGACCAAGTTCTATGAAGGCTATTCAAGATATATTGAAGATCAAGGCCGATATGAGACTTGGGATGAAGCTGTTGATAGAGTTATCGACATGCATGACAATACATATAATTCAAAAAGTAATGAGCTAGCTCCATTATTACAAGAAGCTAGACAAGCATATTCAGAACAACGTGTACTTGGCGCTCAACGAGCTCTTCAATTTGGTGGAGAGCAATTAATGAAGCATCAGATGCGAATGTATAATTGTACTTCTTCGTACGCAGATCGCGCTGAGTTCTTCGGTGAGATTTTTTATATTCTATTATGCGGTGCTGGCGCAGGGTTTTCTGTCCAAAAGCATCATGTTAAAAAATTACCTAAGCTTACTGCTCGTAATAAGCAAGCTAAAGGTTATATTGTAGAAGACTCTATTGAGGGTTGGGCTTCAGCACTAGACGTGTTGATGTCGTCTTATTTTGTTGGTGGTGGTAAATATCCAGAATACGAAGGTAGACGAGTATTCTTTGACCTAAGCCAAATTAGACCTAAAGGTGCTAAAATCTCTGGTGGATTTAAAGCTCCAGGACCAGAAGGACTTCGTCGTTCTCTGGACAAAATCGAATATTTACTTCAAGGTATTGTAATGGATTCGAAAGAATCTGTGTCCATTAAACCAATTAACGTATATGATATTGCTATGCATGCAGCTGATGCTGTATTGTCTGGCGGTGTTCGTCGGTCAGCTACTATTTGTTTATTCTCTCCAGATGATGAAGAGATGATGACAGCTAAGACTGGTAATTGGTTTGTGGATAATCCACAGCGGGGTCGTTCAAACAACTCTGCAGTTATCGTAAGAGACAACACTTCACCCGAACAGTTTGGCAAGATTATGCAATCTGTTAAGCAATTTGGTGAGCCAGGATTTGTCTTCGTTGAATCAACTGAACATACAACTAACCCTTGTGTTGAGATTGGCATGTTCCCTCAGATTGATAATCAGTCTGGTTGGCAAGGTTGTAACCTAACGGAAATCAACGGAGGTATGTGCAATACCGAGGAAGACTTTTATAAGGCATGCCGTGCAGCGTCTATCCTCGGTACCCTACAAGCTGGGTACACTGACTTTAAGTTTTTAAGTGAAACGTCAAGGAAAATCTTTGAGCGTGAAGCACTACTTGGAGTTTCTATTACAGGGTGGATGAACAATCCAGAAATTCTCTTTGATGAGAAAATCCTTGAAAAAGGAGCTAAGATTGTCAGAGAAACAAATAAAGAAGTAGCTGGCATTATTGGTATTAATCCTGCTGCTCGTACTACATGTGTTAAGCCTAGTGGCAATGCTTCGGTATTACTTCAAACTGCTTCAGGAATTCATGCTGAACACTCTAGCATGTATATCCGCAATGTTCAATTAAATAAAGAATCAGAAATTACACAAGCTATCATTAAGTCAAATCCATATATGGTTGAAGAATCAGTATGGTCTGCTGGTGGAACTGATGTCGTAGTGTCGTTTCCTATTCTTCCAAATAAAGGTTCTATTTACAAAGATGATCTTATTGGTGTTAAACATCTAGAGCTCGTTAAGAAAGCTCAAAAGCATTGGGTAGATGCTGGTACAAATGTAGATCTTTGTGCAGATAAAGGTGTACGCCATAATGTTTCTAATACTATCCTTGTCGATGATTGGGATGAAGTAGAAAAATACGTATTTGAAAATAGACATTCATTTGCTGGTATCTCATTCCTTTCTATGTTTGGAGATAAAGACTTTAATCAAGCTCCTAACACCGCAGTCATTACTTCTAAAGAAATGGTAAAGAAATACGGTGATGCTTCAATCTTTGCATCTGGCCTTGTTGTCGATGCAATTAAAGTATTCCCTAATTTATGGGATGCTTGTTCCACTGCTCAAGGATTTGGATTAGACATTACTCTTGAATCTGCAGAAAATTCTGCTAGACAAGATTGGGTTCGTCGTTTCAATAACTTTGGTAGTAATTATTTAAAAGGTGATTCTAAGAAAGCAGAACATTGTTTAAAAGATTCATACCTTCTTCATAAATGGAATAAAATTCAAACTAACCTAAAGCAAATCGATTGGATTGATGATCTTACTGAGAAAAAGTATACAGATGTTGACACCTTAGGTGCTGCTGCTTGTGCTGGCGGTTCGTGCGATATTGATTTTTAATGTCAATTTCTGCAATACGTTCTCCTTGTATAAGAGTCTGCACCTATGACAAAGACTTTATTTGTCAAGGGTGTGGACGGACTCGAGATGAAATAACAGAATGGTTTTATACCGATGATGCAAGAAAAATAGAGATAAGGGATCAAAGTGCAGAACGAATTTCGAATAGAATGCGAAGAGTGCGAGTCTACGACGGTTGTACTGGTTGAAAACGGTGAAGAACCAACGTTTTGTCCGGTATGTGGCAGACGAGCAGACGTAGAAAATATCTCAGAAGAGACATAATATATAACTATATGTGGTTATATGAAAACAAATTATTTGACGAAACCCCGGAGGAATTCCAGGGTTTCGTTTATTGTATTACAGAGCTTGATACTGGTAAAAAATATATCGGTAAGAAGTTTTTCTGGAAACCTAAAACACTCCCCATTACAAAAACTAGAAAACGTAGAGTCAAGACTAGAGTTGAGTCTGACTGGAGAAAATACTATGGGTCGAGCAAAGAAGTACAGTCTTTAGTTGAATCTAAAGGTGAAGATAATTATAAACGTGAAATCTTAAAGCTTTGTAAAACTAAAGGTGAATGTACCTATTATGAAATGAAAGAACAGTTTGATAGAAATGTTTTACTGAGTGATGAATACTATAATGAATTTATAGGCGGCAAAATCCATTCAAAACATGTTAAAAAATAATTCAATTAAAATGTATTTTATTATGTACAATTGCATATTTCTGTGGTATAATAGTATTATAACAATGAGGAGAACAATATGACTTTACAAACTATCTATTCGGAATTTCAATCACTACAAACTATCCAACAAAAAATTCAATATCTTCAATCAAATCAAAACTACTTGGAATCTAATTTTAACATTAACATTCCAAATTTAATTTCGGCTTGGACTAATAAACTTTAAATAATTCAATTAAAATGCATTTTATGGTGTACAATCGTGGATTTTTGTGGTATAATATATCTAACAATTAAATAGGAGCTATATTATGGGAATAGAAGTTAATAACACTCGGTATTCAAAATCATTCATTGGTCGGTTTGATCCTTCAAACACTAAGGACATGCAAGAATTTGAAATGTTAAAAACTATGGTTAGATATTTTAATAATTCTGGTCATGCAAAAAATCCATTACGTGTATGTAAGCGTGGTCGTAAGCCAATTGAAAAAATGATGGCGCCTCGTGGATATTTTACGCCAGGATCTAAAGGACCTGTATCGTATAACTACTTTGGAAATATTGTAGGTGGTATTGAGAATGCTTCTTGCTTTGATGTTTATCTTTATAAAAGAGGTTAGATAATGATTATTGTTGACTATAGTGGCATTTGTCTTGCTACCATTATTGTGAATAAAGTCCTTGACGAACAAATGATTCGTCACATGACTCTTAATTCTATTCGCATGTATAATAAAAAATTCAAAGATCAATATGGTGACATGGTCTTAGCTTGTGATGGTGCTAACAATTGGCGCCGCCAAGCATTTCCTCAATATAAGTTTAAACGCCGCGAAGGTCGTGGTGAATCTACATTTGATTGGAATGAAGCATTTCGTATTCTACATACAATCAAAGATGAAATCAAAGAAAACTTTCCTTATAAAGTAATTCATGAAGATGGTTGTGAAGCAGACGATATTATTGGGACACTTGTAGAAAATAGCCAAGAGTTCGGTAACTATGAAGATATTATGATCGTATCTGCAGATGGTGACTTCAAACAATTACAAAAGTATGATAATGTTAGACAATGGTCACCGCTTACAAAAAAACTAGTTGTCGATAATAATCCACGTGTCAATCTGACCGAAAAGATATTAACTGGTGATGCTGGTGATGGCGTACCAAATATTCTTTCAGATGATAATGTTTTTATTGAAGGTGGTAGACAAACCCCACTCTCAAAGAAAAAGAAAGAAGCAATTGTAGAGGATTTAGCAGATGGAGAACTACCCTATGCTGCTTCATGGTATCGTAATTATTGTAGAAATGAAACTCTCATTGATTTATCAAAAACACCAGATTCTCTAAAACAAAATATTATAAATAATTTTATGGAGCAAGATCCTTGGTCAAATAAAGGTAAGATATTCCCTTATTTAGTTTCAAAGAGGATGAATCGATTGATTGAAAGTGTACAGGAGTTTATGTAATGGTGAAATTAGTTTATGAAATTTTATTTGAAGTTAGTAAAAAAAGAAATAAAAATGAAAAAATAAAACTCCTTAAAGAAAACGAATCTTGGGCATTGAAAGATATTATAAGAGGTTCTAT